CTAGTTCAACCTCGCTAATGCGGTTCATGGTCTTGTACACCTTACGCACGCGAACATAACCCGTAGCGATGGGCAACGTATCTACACGGATTTCAGCTGGTAGCTTGTAGTGAAAGTAATTGTTACTGCCTGCATCCACGTTAACATCAAACAGCGCACCTAATGCCTTTTGATTGTTGTCGCTAAATGGCACACGGAACTCGCGAGTAAATGCACCCTGCGCGGTGAAGTTGTTAAGGTCTTGAAATTTCCAGTTTTGCGATATACTCTCGTTTTCGAATAGGTCTATAGTAAACGCTTCCTCATTATTTCCGAATGGTGTGCTAATTGCATACGTATGGGTATTACTTGCTGTCGAGTATGTGCAAGCCAAACTACCTATTGGAAAAGACACTAATGATGAGCCACCAACAAAAGGCGCGACAGTAATATTAGTTACCGTATCTGTACAAGCATTTATTCCGTTGACCAACGTGAGCGTGCATCCATTTAAACCCGAAGGTGGTTGATATGTGCCGGGTATTTGTACACTCCCACTTGTTGGACCTGCTGCACTTAATATAAAACCACTATCCAAAACAACACCGCCAGCGTTTTGTTTTTTAACTATTAGTTGTACTTCTCCGTTCATGTTATGTCCAGTATTCGTTTGCGATTCTTACCTTCAAAGTTACGTTGTACAACTTGCCGTCACGTGTTTTCTTTTCAGTATATGTAGTGTCATCGAGCTTCACAGGTACTTCTACTACCTTGCCCGCGTCTTCAGTCAACCATGTAACCTGATTGCTTACCAGTAGTGATCGCAAGAACTTAAACTCACCCTCACTGATGTAGTCACTTGTAACACTTAGTACCTGTTGCGCCATGTTACGCCTTTCAACTAGTCCTCTATCATTAGCACTGAATACCGATGTTGTACCATTAAACAATACTTTGCGGTAATTCTTGCGCTCGATTTCGTCTGTTATCTCACTACGTTTTGTGAAGTTGAAGTAGTCCCAACCTCCACGACTATTAACCCAACCCAATCGGATGCGGTCGTTATGGCAATCGGTTAACCCGTATTTGCCCGCGTTATAAAAGTTGTATACTATAGACCTTTGTGTTGTGCTGTTATATACTCGCACACGATAAAACCGCCAATTAGGGAATAGTGAAGGTTTTACGGTTAACCCTGTCCAGTCGTTAAGGTTAGCAGGATAAACAGGAAGTGCCTCAATATCATACCCATTTAAGGAAATGGTTTGACTTGTAGCCGTGCCTGTGCTAGAATATATCTGAATGGTAAAATTGTCAACGACATTATTTGAAAGATAAGTGTCATTGCCGGGAATGGATAGTACGCCGTAGTCAGTTTCCCACACTGGTATCCATACATGCAGGTTGCTTGGTGTTGAAGGAAAACCCCAAGAAAGTGCTAAATACCAACCATGCGTATCGGTTGTCCTATCCGTCATGGCATAGGAAACATTCGAATTAAGTGAATACTTAACATTTTGTGAGCCGCTTTCTACGTTCGGCTTGTATCCATCTATGACTTGAAAGTATCCATTTATAGCTATCATCTGCTCGCCCACTTCTTCGCTGCCTTCATTGAGTGTAAGGATGCCGCTAACTAGCCACCATTCGGTAAGCGTGAAGTCAATAGTCTTTTTGCTTAAATCATCAACCGTATCATCAGTTGAAAAGTGAAAGTTGAGCGGCTCATAATTGCGCATGTCCTCAAGCAATGGCGAAAGGTCAAAGTATAACTTTCCATCGGGTGCAGCTGGTAGATAAAAATTGTACGTCTTAGCATCAATCACCACCTCAACACCATAACGAAATCCAGTCTGTGCGGTTTCCGTACTTGTTGCAATGATCATTAGCTTTTGCCCACGTACCGCCCACTTGTATGGTTGGTCATTTATAGTTAGTGCCATTATCTTTTATTTAATAGTAATCGGTTTTCAACTGATTTAATATAGCCTTCCATTAGTCTATCCTTGTACTCGTCCCATGTATCGTCTATTGCCTCGCCGTAGTAGTTGATGCCTTCAATACCATTCTTGCCAATGCTCTTAGCGATTGCAAATGCTGCGCTCTTAATTGCGCTTTCAGTTGATTTGATAAACTCACCCTGCCTATTGCGTAGCTTCAGACGTTTGATGCGTATCCAATCCTCAATAGGTTTAACAGGTGGCATCTTTGCACCGGGTGTTCTACCAAACTCTATCACATCCGCATACTTGCCCGCCTCGTCATTAGACACAGTGAAGTCAATCGTAGGCTTGTTGTAGCGTATCTTGAGATTGTAGTATAGTGAGTTGAGCAAACGGCCTGATGCCACGCGGTTAACCGTCTTGCCGCGCACCCTACGTTTAATGCGTAGGTTAGATTGCGCACGCTCGACTACGGCTAATGCGTATTCATTCAGTATGTCCTCAAACTCATTTGCCACTATCAAGTGTGATGTTTAAGTGTGCTGCAGCCAGTGTGTATGCTTCAGCATTTGAATCACCACTATTGCCCCAATCAAGGTACTGTTGCCCGGTAAATAGTATTTGCCCCTCATAGATGATTGCACCGATGTTATCGTGCAGCTTGTAAACGAGTGCAGCCTGTGTAGACAGGTCATCGTAGCTAATGTAGAGTGACAAGGCAACGGCTGTTTTTGTATCGCCATCGCTCCAAATGTCTAATGGTTGGATGTTTCTCATCGTGAAATTAATGCGTTAATGTATTGAATGCTTGAGGTACTCGTAGCGTTACCCATTTCAAATGCTAGGATAAAGAATATAGGCGCTGTGGTGTTAACCGTTATATTGGTAGTCGTTCCGTTTATTTGCGTATAACCTGAGAGCCCAGTAGACCCCGAGCTATAAACGCGAATATTTCCACTTACACCCGTAGCCGTTACCGCAATTTGTCGGTAAAACAAACCATGAGTGGAGGCATTAGTTACAAAAAAGCGTCCCACCTGTGTAGCACCTACCAAGCTAGCTGAAGTATTTACGTATAACCTAAGATTGAACGCCGTTCCGTTTGGTGTGTTACTTTGAAACAGGCTTTGAAAATCTATAATGTCGCTAACCTGTAAAGTATTAGCCGCAACCGAACTGCTCCAAACTAACGTATTAACAGCCGTATTTGCTAGCGTGTAAATAGTAAAGTCACGGAATAGAATGATGTTAGAACTTACTCCCAAATCCGTGAGGACCTGTGCAGGCGTGCGAGCCGTGACCGTGTTATCTGCATTGACACGCAAGTAAGTTACCGCGCTAGGATTCGGCAGCGTGGCAAGGTTATTACCCACGGTGGTAAGTCCGATGCTATTCTGCTTGCCATTGAATGTTGACCAATCCGCGCTACTCAATGCGCCACGATTTGCAGCACTGGCTGTAGGTAGGTTGAACGTGTGGGTGCTTCCTGTGCTACTTATTGCGAAGTCACTTCCTGCTGTGCCTGTTGCAAGATTTTGAACTTGCGATGTTAGGCCATTGATTGCATTAACACCAGTGCTAAGCGTGGTTATTACTTGACTTAAATGAGAATCTTCAGTATGTAATTTAAGTGTGCGTCCTGATGTGGTTACAAATACACGCAAGGCTAGTCTATCTGTAAGAGCCATTGTTGTGGCAGGAACTGCAAGTGCTGTAAAGTACGCATCTATCACCGTGCCTTGTGTTATGCCTTCGGGAGTTGCGACATCGGTAGCTAATAACGTAAAGGTTGTGCCATCGTACTTGTATAACTCAACGTAGAATGAAGGTGTGCCACCGCTTGATGACGCACTAAAATAGAGTTCTAAGTTGAAGTTACCACCCGGCACTAACAACACATTTGGATCATTGACATCGGTGATGAATTGCGCTATTAACCCGTTTCCTTGTGCATTGGTTCTAGTAAAATCTGTGCCTGCTCCAAATACAGCTGTCTTGCTCATTTGGTAGTAAGTGCTTCCACCTATTGTACCTTGATTAATTGAGCCGTTGAGATAGTAGCTAACCGATGAGCCGCCACCACTTGTAGTTGGAAAGTTTGCAAGTTGTCCATCACCTCGCACGTATTGCGTTGCAAGTCCAGCGCCCGTAACAGCTAATGTGCCTGATGTGGTAACAGGTGAGCCTGTAACACTAAATGCCGAAGGCATGGTATGGCCAACGCTGGTAACTGTGCCACTGCCCGCTGAAATAGTTATATCTCCCGTTGCCGCGTTTGGTGTAACACCATTAACAGACAAAGCAAATGTGCCAGTACCTGATGTCGGAAATAGTATGTTATTAATTCCAACTCTTTTGTAAATCGTAGGTGAATAAAAACCTGTATTGCTATAAAGCGTTAATATACCCTCCGTTGTGCTTGCATCGGGCTTCAAATCAGCCAATACTTGATTGATTGACGTTTGAACTTGAAAGCCAAAAACGTTTTCTGTAATTATCGATTCAGTTGTTTCATTGCCTGCAGTTGTTACCTGCTGCAATGTCTGCGATAAACTTGGGAAGCTTTGCAAGTTACCCGCTCCATCAATGTACTGATTTGAATTGCCTGCAGCACTTAACGCTAATGTACCTGCACCTGTGATAGGTGAGCCGCTAACATTAAACGCGGCGGGTGCGGTTAAGGCCACGCTCGTTACCGTGCCACTACCACCACCACCTGTGGAGTTGATTGTGATAGTCCCGTTTCCATTGTCTACGATTGTGATGTTGTTACCTTCCTCTAGGTTGAGTAGGTTTTGCACCACGTTATCTACACCATTCGTTTGCAAAGTCACGCCATAGCCCGTGCCACTACCACCTGAACCACCCGCACCACCAACAGACCAAATAGCCGGGATGTCGCATGCACTCCAGTCCCATGGCACCTCGAGTTTAATCGTAAACGCAACACCCGTAACCGTGTTCTTTTGCTCCTCCATGAATGGCTCAAAAGTGACATCATTCACTAGTTGCACATCAAAGCCAAATAGCTGCAATCCGTTTTGCACTTCTGCAATTAAGTCCTGCCCTAATCGGATGCAGTCGCTAATGACTTCGCGCTGGTATTCGGCCTTGTATTCCTTGTCGCGTGGTATGTCCGCAAACATGATGTGGAAACCAAACTGCATGCCCCCTTGTATAGGTGTAATAGTATCGGGCGTAACGTGCATGAACGGATATTGATCGTCCTGTAGTTGGTCGCTCATATCAATTTGCCCGTGAGTAAATCGCTTAATCAAAAAGTGCCCTGCAGCAAATGCTTCTAGGCGATTGATTAGGACGTTGTAGCTGTAATTGTAGCTTGTCATTATCTATTGCGTTTTCTCATTTCAACCTTTTGTACATAGACGTAATCGGCTAAGTATGTAAGGTGCGTGAATACTTCATATACTCCGCGCTCTGTCACAGCGTCAAACTTTGTTATATCTCTTTCGGCTAGTGATTCAATGATGTGAAACCATCCGTACACGGCTAGGCCGTCTGGGGTTGTTCCTTCATCTCCTTCACTATCTCCGTTATCTCCTTTGCCAAAAATTCTAGGGAAGTGTTGTATAGTTCTATTTCTAAACTCGAAAAAAAAAGCAGTACATTCAGTACATGGTCGAGTGTTAGCTTCAATACTTCATCTTCGTACTTCCGTTTGGCGTTAGGGTTGTAGGCTTCTATGTCGTAATACTTGCCGAACTTAGCCTTTACAGGTCGGTATAGTATGCACATCATCTTGTGCGCTGCTTCACCATTTATCTTACCGTTCTTGTAGACATAGCCGCACTGGG